AACTTACTGGCAGAGTATTGCTGTACCGTATTTAAGACTCGTGTTGAGATGTCTGCCTCAGTCAGATCAGTCTTGTTCTGGTCATACCTGACGGTCATATTCAAGTCACCCCACGTGAAAGTAGGATCGATGAATACGGACTCTACCGTGATCGGCATTCTATTCCTGAGCCACTTGCTGAACTCTTTCTTCTTATACTCAGGAATGCCATCAAAGCCAAACAGGTCTACGGCCACGAATACTCTTCCATATTGAGGAGGATTCAGGCTCTCGCCTCCATATACGGCCAGAGCGTTAATCTCAGGGAACTGCTTCCTGAGCANGACTTTGTAGTCGTTGGCAGTGATNGCTCGTTCCTGTGTCTGATAGTGCCTAGGAGCNTTGAACTTGATGTCGTCGAGGCTCTCGTGAACGGCGCCTCCAGATGCTCTGATGACGTTACCTTCGCTGTCGTAAGTATTTCCGACGGTAACATTTCCAAACGTAGAGATCGATCGGTCGCTGATCAGCTCGAGAGCTCCGTTTGGCAGCTCGCCATTGCACACTCTGTACTCGGCGTATATCGACGAGCCGTTCTTTGGACGCTTGCCGATGATGTCATTACCGAAGACTATCTCNTACCTGTCGTTCTCTGCTGCCTGTAAGAAGAACACCTCGTCGGTNGGGCCGAGATCNAAGAAAGAAGTAGCGAGCCTGTAAGTAGTGGCGGTAGTTTCATCAGCGACTACCACNGTCAACGAAGTAGTATCAGCCGTAGGATCCGAGAGAACGAAGCGCTGCCTGTCTAAAGCGTAGTTCGAGTAGAAGGTGTCGACGATGTAAGAACCCTCGAATAGATCCACGCCGCTAGCTATGAACACGCCTTCGTTTCCGCTCTGAATAACGATGTTCTCAGCAGTCACGAACTGGAATGTCCTCTCGTTGACTCGAGTAGAGAATGGCTGGTTCTTCGGAATGGTGACGCTGGTGAGGGCAGTGTTGCCGGTATTTACGGCGATGTCTACGGGGATCCTAGCGGACCTAAAGGACGTCGGTACGTAGTTGAGATCTTTAGTATGGGAGGCGATGCTGTTCCTGAGCTGGGCGCTATCGAGGAACATCTCTGAAAAGAGCATGTTGAGATAAAACGAGTTCTGATAGGTGTTGTAGGCCAACAGGTCGTTGAGGACCGACATATTCGATCCATCGAAGTCATAATCTTTAAAGAGAGGCTGCTCTTTGGCATAGGTCCTCAGAGACTCTTTGAACCTGTTAAAGTCTAGATTAATGAGATTTATTACGGTATTCGCCATTAGCGCACTCTCGTCAAGAAGTTGACAGTCAAGTCTTGGATTTGTCCTGGACTATTTATCGTCGAATAAAAGATGGTNAGGGATGCGTTATTGCGATCGTCGTCGGTGACTACGCTGATGTCTCTAAACACTACCCTCGGCTCGTGATTCTTTATAGTCATCTCTACTGATGACCTGAGCCTGGTCACCGTGATCTCGTCGAGCTGACCGAATAGACTTCTCCTAATAGTACCGCCGAGAGTAGGCTGAAACATTCTCTCGCCNTGCTCGGTCAGGATCAAGTTCTTGAGAGACTCTTTGATAGCGAAGTCGTTTACGTTCTTGTACAGATCCCCGGTCGCAGGATTAGATGTGAACTCAGACGTAAAGTCCGAGAACTTGACTTGCAACTTTGAGTTGACCGTATACTTATCTGCTCTATTGATGGCTGCCATTCTTAGCCCTACTTCTTACTAGCGAAGATACCCTGATCGATACCATTCTTGATTGTTTTTGAATCGAGTTGCGCGGCGCCTTTTACGTCAGCCTTGCTGCCTGGATCGTTGAGCTGTACTTTATCACCAGCAGAAACGTAAACTGTTTGTTTAGCTCCATACGTGGCTTCAGTTCCGCCGATCATCGTGACGTTCTTGGCGGCGTTCAGAGTGTAATTGGTTCCGACGTCAGTGTTCTTAGACTCGCCAACGAATTCTTCCATCTTGCCTTCGGCTTCGAATAGGATGTTGCCTTTGGCTTTGATCTGAAGGTTGCCATTGGTGGCTATGACTAGATCTCCTTCGGAGCCTATCGTGTAAGTGCCGTCTACTGCTTCTTTTCTGTTCTTAGCCGTGTAAGTGACATAGCTGCCGTCGGCCTGCATCTCACTGAACGTACCAGTCGGATGAATCTCTGCCTTGAAAGTCTCGCCTCCGACGTCGTGCGTCACGGACCTGAAGCCTGACTTAGTGACGTTGACGAACGTGTCTGGATACTTACCTTTAGACTGAGGAAATGCTGGAGGAGCTTTAGAGAGAATCTGTTTCGACATCTTAGTCGCGGGCTCAAACTTACCAGCCACCTGTCCGTCCTTCAGTCCGCCAATGGCCTGTGTAGACCTACCGGCCGCAGCCGCGCCGACGTGTTCGTTTCCCTTACCGGACTGATTGACATGCAGAGCTCCCATNACGTACATGTTCTCGTGGTTGTTCTTGTCTCTGAACACNACCACAGTCGAGTCTTTCTGNATACCGAGNCCACCNGTGCCACCGGCACCGCCGGCNTTAGGCTGAGTGGATGGAATGGTAGTCCTAGCCCAAGANAACGCGTCGTCTGGCACCTGATTCTTGTTGCCGTCGTTTGGCGCTCTGACTCTAATTCTACCTANCTGCTCCGGATCATTGACGTCTACCACCGTAGCCCATATGATCTCATAATCTAATCCTTGAGTATTCTGTGGTTTGCTCATTTTATAGGTCCTACGCAGTGCAGGAGAGTCCTGCCGGTGTGATACGGAGTGCCGGACTTACCGCCGGTCTCGATAGTGTGCATCAAAGAAGCGATCATCCATTTACCGCTGGCCGAGTTGTTAGGACTGGCATCATCGAAATAAGTACTGCTTCCTGAGTCGAACTGAATTATGTCACCAGCGTGTAGATCGGTCGCGATAGCTACTAGTAACTTGAGTGTAGCCGTGTATGGATTTAGATCTTGCTGAGTAGCGTCTTCGTATCTCTTCTGATCCTGCTGCTCTTTGGTGTTCGTGATTGGCATCGCCGCCTTGGCTTCTGCAGAATTGATACCTAGGCCGGGAGAACTGAGTCCTTGGCCTGACTTCTGAGTGTTGGCGGTCTTGCCATATTCTGGGACGTAAGTTTTTGCTTGCGCCTCAGTTTGCTTCTTAGTAGTGATCGGCGAGCTGCGGTATTCGTGATCATAAACGGTAGTCGCGTCATACAGTGAGTTTGGATTAGAAGCAGCCGTAGAGTTGACTTTGAAAGTCCTCTTTGGTCCCTTCTTGGACAGGTCATTTACTGTCTTGAAGTGTGCTTTACCACCATTCTCGTTAGTCTGATAGTAGAACGCCGGAGCTCCAGTGCCAGTTAAGCGTCCAGCTTTCTTGAGAGCTTCTGTTGGCATGAGAGTAGAGTAGACCGCCGAGGCTTTCTTCATGCCTTCTCCGGTCTCTAACGGGAGCTTCGACTTGAGAACTTCTTTGTGAATATCCTGAGCGTGTTTATCTATGTTCTGTCCGCCACTGCCGTATCCTTTAGTGAACCTCTCCGTGACCGCTTTCTCTAAGTCTGGAGACACCCCGCTGATGACACCAGCGTGAGCTCTGCCTGCCGGCTTGAGCTTCATGTTAGAATTATGTACCACGTGTCCGACCTTGAGAGCCGTGCCACTCTGAGGTGTCACGTTGATACTAATCTGATCTCCGGCTTTGAAGTACTGAGTCTCGTGTCTCGGATCGTTAGCGATGTGAATGCTACTCCTCGGCCACGTGCTATGTATATCCTCTACGATGCAGACGGTACTAGTCAGTTCGAGCAGCGACCTGCCATTCACTGAACACGTAAGGTCTACTTTATCTATAGGATAACTACTAGACATTTCCTAACAGTCTTTCAAGTTCTTCGTCGATTCTATTGATGATAGTGGCGTCTAAGACTAGAATCTCTTTGCGCTGCTCGTTTTTCTGCTGTTCGTCTTCGTATGCGTTGATCGACTTCCAATACTTGAGTTCGGCATTAGAGAGATGACTATTAGCAAGAAGAACATTGGCCGGATTCAATGATTGGCTCGTCTGATTGCCAGCTTCTCCCGGATCATCTACCCTGCGGTGATCCAAGACTATGACTCTATTGTTAGACTGCCTGCCTATCACGTAGTTATTCGTATCTCTGTAGGCAGCAGACAGTATCGTGTTTGAAGTCTTATCGTAGTTCATGTTCTTGACATACGTGAAGAACGAGTTAGTAGCGGCTAGTGTGGTGTTAGACGCGAATATAACGTCGCTGAAGTCTACTTTATTCATTGTGATGACGGCAGAAGCAGGATTGTAGATGCTGTAATCTGAAGCGGAGATCGATCCTGTAGGAGCGTTCGACAGCGTGATGTAGTTGCCATCGGTAATAGAAGTGATATAAGTGCCAACCGGAATGTTAGTCCCGACTACGTTTGCTTTAGGTAGCACACTTCCGGTAGTCTTCAGGAATACGACATTGTTTCCGGTGCTGAAACTAATGTCATACGACGTAGAATTGGTATACCTGAATACCTGTGTATTGGCGTCAGTCGCAGAGTCTACGCAGATGAGAGTGCTCTTAGTCGCCACGTCGTTTAAGTAGTTATATTGGTATAGTCTCTCGCCTATATTCCAATCCGATATGGATTCGATCTCATTGTTAGTAGCTATGACTGTGATCTGATCGATGCGATTGTTCAGCATCACTACCTCGACCGGTCTCCTGTAATAAGAGATGATCTCAGAGTTGTATCCGAACTGAGCATCCCAATACTTCTTCTCTTCGGGGTTCAGTGCGTCATATGCTTCCGGAGTCAAGAGAGTAGTGTCGCTCGCCCAGTTAGACTCATATCTGACGATGGTGTCTAATGCTTGCTCGAAGCCGCCATAAGTCCTATCGATATACTCGTTAAAGGTGTTGTAGTCTTTCGGCCACTCGGCGTATGGATCGATGATGCTATTGGCTAAATAGATAGCCCAGGCGTAGTAAGGATCTTCGTAGTAGAACGCTGATATGCTGTCGGCTCTCTCGTCGTCTTTGATAGTGTACGGAAGGAGAGCCAAGCCAGTCTCGCTGATGTATCGAGTCAGTTTCGAGCGCAGGCTCAAGTCTCTTATGACGTAGTCGTTGTAAGAGATAGTCGGGAACTTCTGGAAGTAGTTTCTATTGGCTGGCATGTTTATCCACCTCCACTCAGACTAGAAGATATGCCATCTGTAATTGAAGTAAAGACATCGCCTGCCTGTCCGACGATGTCTGATCCAATATCAACGATTCCAAGTCTATCGCCACCTTCGAAGTCGCTACTCGTCCAGACCGAGTTCTCTTGAATTTGCATATCGATTTGAACGGCCATTGGATACCTATCTCGATGGAAAGCTTGCCCATCTGGATTATATGTGACGCTGAAACCTTTGACATACGCAGGTCTAAATAAGTACATTTGTTCTTTATTATAGAGAGCTACTTTCACGAGATACGGGTACTTAAATACGGCCATGTTGGCGGCAGGATAGATTTTTGACTTTATGTACATGATGATGTCACGGATATTCTTAGCTTCTTGTGGAGTAGAAGGTACTAATCTCCAACTAAAGCTATGACTCTTTAGAGTAGGCTGGCTGAACTTTAAGATCTGATTAGTGTTAACTGCGTAACCGGTGATAGTACCAGCCGCTTCTACTGTGTTACTGAGTAGATCGGCAACGTTAGATTCTTTGAAATCTTTAAATTTTTTACTCATAGAGCCTATAGCGTCGGCTGCTCCTAAGACTTTATCGCTCAACTTAATAGCGCTATACTCGAGGCTATCGCTGTCTTGAAGATTGAGAGGAACTGGAAGAATTACTCCGCCATGACTAGTCTCCATGACTGGACCTGCTCCCCACGTAGACATGAATCCTACTTTGATGAACTCTAGAGAGATCCAATATTTTCCGATGTCAGCCGGGAATTGTAACTGAGTATTATCGGCTATCTTATTGTTTACCCTGGCTTGCTCGACTGAAGCTCTCCTACTACTTAGTCTTGAGAAACTATCTGCTTGCTGCACTGAGTTGAGGAAAGAATCTGCTGCTTGATATGCGGATGCTCCGGCCTGAGCGATGCCTGCTATGGAGCTGCCGGCAAGGCCGGTAGAGTTTAACGCGCTAGTAATAGCTCCGATAGGCGAGTTTCCAGCGAAGTTACTGAGGATGCTCGATGCCTCGCTGAAGCCTTGAAGCGCGCTCTGAATGCTACCAGAGATCTGAGCGAACTGACCTGGATTGAACCCTTGTAGGTTCTGGAGCGATTGAACTACTGAACTTATCTGCGCCAGAGGTGTGAAAGCACCGACTTGAGAAGCCAGAGTGGTCGCACTGGTCAGTAGGTTGTTCTGAACTTTTGGGGTTGTTGCCATTTGAGTCTCATATTGGAAGTACTAAATAGTATTTATATGAGTACCAAAGGCCGCTTCAAGCCAAAGAATCCGAGTAAGTACAAAGGCGATCCTACGAATATCGTCTATCGTTCGTCGTGGGAATTAAAACTGATGAGGTACTTGGACACTCATGACGACGTAGTGCAGTGGGCGTCTGAAGAGTTTTGCATACCATACAGGTCTCCAATAGATAGTAGGCTACATAGGTACTTTCCTGACTTTTGGATGAAAGCTAAAGACGGCACCATCACAGTCATAGAGGTCAAACCGGCGGTGCAGACCAGAGAGCCGAAGAAGCCATCTCGAGTGACTCGCAGATACGTCACCGAAGTGATGGAATATGGCAAGAACCAGGCAAAGTGGAAGGCCGCCCGCGAGTACTGTGCAGATAGAGGATGGAACTTCCAAATCATGACAGAGAAGCAGCTAGGAATCAATGGCTAACGTATTCGATAAGATCTTAAAGATGAGCCAGGTCGAAGTTCGAAAGAACTCGGAGGCCTCGATCGATTGGTTCAGAGAGAAGGCATCCGGTCAGAAAGTGACCAGCAATCAGCTCCTGACAGGCAGCGGCTATAAAGACAACGTCTCAAATCAGATATGGCCGGGAAGCATGTTCCTGTTCCAGTACGATGCCAAGCACAAAGAGACGTTACCATACTGGGATAAGTTCCCGCTAGTGTTTCCATTCTCATACGAGAGTGATGGATTTATGGGATTAAACCTTCACTACCTTCCTCATGCTATGAGAGCTTCTCTGATGAGCAATCTCATGGAAAGGACTTCGCCAAACAGGCACCAAGACTTGAAGCTCTCGTACCAGATTCTCAACGCTTATTCGAGTCTTAGATACTTTAAGCCTTGCGTAAAGAGGTATCTATATTCTCACGTCAAGTCACAGTTTCTCTACATAACACCAGAAGAGTGGCCGATCGCCATATTCTTGCCTCTACAGAGGTTCCAGAAGGCCAGCGACGGCAAGGTCTACGCAGATTCAAGAAAGATGCTAAGGTAAACACATGGCACAACTACCGGGCAAGGGATTTAGTATCGATGACTTCAGAGCCGTCATGGCAAAGAAGGGCATCGCGAAAACTAATCTATACAAAGTAGTGATCACGCTTCCGAGAGGATTGCAGCAAGTCGCTAGGCAATTGAATATGCCGTCGTCTCTTGGTGACTTAGATGATATTTGTCTGTATTGCGAGTCAGTTACTCTACCGGGCCTATCATTAGCGACTACAGAATCTAAGCCGTACGGATACGGTCCATTAGAGCAGAAAGCTTATGCTCCGGTATTCAACCAACTTCAAGCCTCGTTCATCGTAGACGCCAAAGGATACACTCTCTCGTTCTTCAGGAACTGGATGAGGTCCATAGTAAACTACACGAGCGAAGGCAAAGCTTACTGGTCTGCCAAGGCTGCGTCTGCAGGAGGAGGCAAAAACAACGTATTCGAGGCCGCTTATAAGGCAGACTATGAGACAGTCATTGAGATCTATGTCATAAGCGGCACGGCCACACAGTCTGCCGATACCAGCAATCTTAAAGTAGANCTGGTAACGAAGATGTCAGTCATGAGAGCATTTCCGGTGATGATCGGCGACGCAGTACTCAATTACGGTGTCACAGACCAGTACCTCTCTCTTCCAGTCACTTTTAGCTTCTTCGATTGGTGGAGTGACAGCATCAATTTAGCCGAAGTGCCTGGCGGCCTCGGCACTAACGGCGATTTCTCTACACCAGATCGGGTCCTCGGTCTAAACAATTCATAATCAGGAGTGATTCATAATGCCACTACCAAAACTTCAGTATCCGACTTTCGAGCTAGAAGTTCCGTCTACTAAGAAGACTCATAAATTCAGGCCATTCCTAGTCAGCGAGGAGAAGATCCTGCTGCTAGCTCAGGAGAGTGGCGACCTCAAAGAGATCATCCTAGCGCTNAAGCAAGTGATCAGTAATTGCTGCTCAGATCCAGAGTTCGACGCCGAAGCTTTAGCCACGTTCGACATCGAGTGGCTCTTNCTCAAGCTCAGGTCTAGGTCAGTGAGTAACAAAGCCAGAGTCTACCTATTGGACAATGAGGATAGTAAAGAATACAACTTCGAAGTAGATCTCGATACCGTCAATCTTGTCAGAAATCCTGAACACGATCCGGTCATCAAGTTAACGAATGATGTGACTGTAATCCTTAAGTACCCAACTACTCATATGATTGACGCCATCGCGCAGATGGCCACTGAGACGAAGGCTTTCTTCGAAGTCATGAAGTATTGCATCGACTACGTAGTCACGGGCAAAGAGAAGATTAAGTTTGCTGATAACGAAGAGGCCGATCAGGATCAATTCGTGCAGAGCATCGATATCTCGAGCTTCACGAAGATCACCAAATTCTTCGAGACGATGCCTCGCATGCACTACGAGATA